TATCTTTATTATTATCTATACTTATTAGTGGTTGATTATCCGCGTGCGGATTATCCGCGTGCGGAAAATCGGTAAGCGGTGAAATTATTTTAATTTTGGATATTTCATAGATCTCATAATCAACCGAATCAAAACGTCCATTCTCTTTGATCGGCTGCATTTTTTTAATATACCCAGCTTTTTCTAATTCTTTAAGTGCATTATAAATAGCGCTCTTTTTTTCTTTAGAAACAGTTATTAGATGGGAAATATGAAAGACCCAATCATCTTTACGGCTCATGCAATAAGCCCATAAGCCTTTTGCTTTGAAAGATAATCTGGGATCTTCAAGAGCTTGTTTGTGGATTGAAACGTAATCTTTGGTTTTTTTGACGCGAAATACTGCCATAAGGAGCTCCTACATTTGGTTGTAGTCTCTGAGCCCCAGACCTTTCAGATTTTTTTCTTAAACCGCTTGCTTTAATTCCACGATTTAGGATATAACCTTTGATATCTCCGTCAAGAGATATTCTGTAGGTGGTACTCAGAAACTCGGGCTTCTAAACTTTTATCGGTTTAGAGGCCCTTTTTGTTTCATAATTTCCTCGCGATAGTATGCAAAGCACCTATTTGAAATCTAGGCCATTTTCAAGATAAGATCATAACTCGTTTAGACTATGGGGTTATCGATAAGATTCTATAAGAAAAAGTATCTTTCCCAATAAATCCCGTTTCTACCAGTTACAATTGCTAAGTAATTTCTATTCTCAAGTAGCTTTAGTGATCTCTGAATAGTTGCTGTAGATTTACCCATCAAATTAGCTAAACATTTATTTGTAATAGAGCAAAAAGCAGCATCTTCCATTATAGCTTTAATGATAGCGTACAATTTTATTGCATGTGCATTGAGATTCTTATCCTGTAGTAAAACCATCGGAATGGTTACATCATCAGGAAATTCACTCAGATTGATGTTATATTTTGTATTTTGTTCTTGTGACATAAGAAGTTCCTTTTGATTCAGAGTTCGTAAAAAACATAAAAAACTATAAATCAATCTTGCAATAATTGCCGCCTTATTTTATAGATGGATACGTCATATTTCGCTCCTACGATAATATGATTCGGGTTAGGCCGATTTTGATAGACCTTTGCGGTGGTAATCACTCGGGGTGGTTATCATCGCATTTTCATTTGTACTTGCATTCATTTTGATCCATTCAATATAAGATATCGCGTCTGTTTTGACGTTACTCCATGTTTCCGTATCATGGTGTAATCTGGGTGTACATAGCCATCCAGATATATGATAGACCCGCGCGATGGTAGTCAACCGTTGAATTGATTGCCGTCGCGTTTTTGTTTGCATGAAAATATGTTAAAATGTACGTTGTTTTGCGTAAATTGGAGAACTAATGCAAATATTAGAAAAAGTAGATGAGCTCAAACATAAGTTTTATAATTTCTTTGTCCATAGAAAGAAGCTACGTGCATTGCAGAACTATTCCGAAGCTAGTAATCAATTTACTCATCATAATTACCTAGGGTTAATTAAAAAGTGCTTGGCGGATGGATTCCTAACGGTAAAAGAGGCCGACTTCTTAAGCTATATGCTAGAGAAATACGAGATCAATTTCTTGGATTGGTCCCATAGAACTCTATGGCTAAAAGAAGAGATGCGCAAGATGGCACGTAATCCCAAAACTGGGATAAAAGCCAAAGGACCTCAACCCCACCAGTTCTTTTTCAATTGGGAGAAGGCTATGCCAACGGCTGTATCTGTTCCTGTGTATCTAATAGCTCAACAGAAGAGTGGAACCGCACAACAGAAGGTAGCATGACATATGGATGTTATTGATATGGACCTTTTTTTTCTGTGCAATGTCGCTTTTTGGGGGTTATTATTGATCTACGTGAAAAGCTTGAAGAATTTATTTGTCGAATTTCGCAATCAAAACATAACCGAGTCTATTAATATGAAGGCATTAATATCTAATCAAAATATCATATTATCCCATGTTCAAAATGAATTAAAGAAAATTATGGATATGGAAAATGAAATTAGAAGATTAATGGAAGAGAAAAAAACAATAATAATAGAACGCACTCGAGCACCAGAACCAAAGCAAACATCACAAGTACCTCATAATCAACAACTTACAGTACAACGCCCGAAGAGAATTAGAATACGCAAAAGAAAAGCGGCACCCAAGCAATTAACTAAGCAACTAACTGCCCAGAAGCCGCTATTATTATCAAATACAATTACGCCGCTTGTTGAGCCAGCATTGCCTTAACATAGGCATTTTTGAACCGCTCAAACATGTTGGGCAATAACGCTGATTCGATTATCTGCTCAGCCGTGCACTTCTTATTAATAGCCAAGTCCTCGATATAGCTATCCACGTAATCAATGCCGACATCGGCATCTAATAGACGCAACTTAAGCTGTTCCAATGGGCTTGCGTTCTCGATATTAGCCGAATTAGTAGTCGCATATTGGAAATCGACCCATGGATTGCCACCTGCATATAATGCCTCAAGACAAACAGGGGATTTGATCAATGCGTCTTTGATCTTGTCATTGAGTGGCTTTGGTGCCAAAGGGTTTACTATGTATTTTGTACTTTCTTTGAAACCAGTTTTCGTGATTTTAATATCATATTTTTTTAGATCACCCCAGTCACTATCTTTGGATAATGTTCTTAATGCATTTTGGATCGTTGCTTGCTGAATTTCTAATATAAAGAGACCTTCTCGCACATAATCCCAAACATAGAGACACCAGAACTTTTTCATTGGACTTGCTTCATCGAAACTAGTAGATGGCTGTTGACCTAAGCGATAACGATAAGGCTTCTTATCTTTCCAATCAATCCAGCCCGCAATAGCTTCTTGTACAACGCGAAAACGAGTTTCGCCTTCTGGCATTTCAGAAGGTTTCCAATACGACTTAATTTTTTTTGTTTCTTCTACATCATCATCAGGGATACCATTTGCCATAATTTTTTCCTTTTTAATTTAACGTGTTCTTAATGTTGTTATTTTCTCTTCATAGATTTCTAGACCCTCAATTGAGTTGATACCCAATTTTAAGTCATTTTCAACTGCCCTTTCATGAATTTGGATATATTTCAATGGCACTTTCGCAAGATCAACTATTCGGAATTTCCGTACAGTTCGAGTCGTTGAAATAGCCCCTTGAGCCCGAATTACAGTTGGAACTGGTTCGATATATATATCTTCTTTCACATCAAATAAAAGAGCTGCTGCTTTGATTTTCTCAGCCTCTTTTCTCTGTATTTCTTCTAATTGCTTCTGATAAGCGCTTGTATTGGTATTTGTAATCCAAATAACCTTATCAAGCTCATCTGTAAGACTTTTTGCTTTATCATTGATTTCAGCGGTTTTTGCTCTAAATGGCTCTACCATCTCTTTTCTTTTGGCATCTATTAACTTGCGCCATTCTCGTGCATGTTTATATAGCTGCGTATTGATATTATGAGTGCTAGAATCGCTTACAACCAATTTCTGAGCCCTTTGTAACAGCTCTCTAATGAGATCTGTAAGCTGCGTTATTGGCTGCTCTATATCGATATCTACGACTTGGATATCTGTGCTTGATGCTTCTTCTATTATTGTTGTAGGTATATTTTGTTCTATTTCTATTGGTATGTAATTATTCATATTGTTTCTCTTTTCTTACTGGCCTTCTTGGTAATCTTTTTCATCTGTGTGATCTTCACAACAATGACAATGCATGAAAATGCCTAGTACGGCTTTGCCTTCATAGCCACATTGGTGACAAAAAAAGGGTGGCCTCAGATTGTCATTGGTTGTGTTGTTATTAGTTGGTTGGCTCGGAACTGGGCCGATTGTCATAATTACCCCGCAAAGACATGCTTATTGTGATAATTAATTTTTTTATCAAGATCTTTCAAAACTTCGAGTTCAAATTCCAGGATGTCAATTTGCACATCTTTTCTGGATAATTCGAGTTCTAGATCAAAGATCCTGTTGATTAATTCGGGTACGTTTGATAATTTGTGGCTGTTCATAAGATTTCCGTATGTTGTTTTATGAATTTTAAAAATTAAGCTTCCAAAGAGCTTTCTTTTTTCTTATTTCTTGGTGAGGCCCCTAATTCATAGTTAGGGGCTTCTTTCTTTTACTTAACGACAGTTAGATTATCATAATCTATCATATTTTATCAACAGGAGAATCATAAGTAGTCCAGAATTTATCAATTAATTCCATCGCATGGGCCATTAAATTAGAGTCATATTGATATTGATATACCTTGGGAAGTTCTCCATTTCGAGACAACTTAACAAAGAGAAAGCGCTTGGCTACCTTTCTATTATGCGAGGCGATTAAGTAATAGTAGAGATGAGCCTGTAAAGGCCATACTACAGGGTCTTCTGAGGCAGAGGTCTTCCAATCAAGTAGTACAGGTAGGCTGTCCCCTGGCATTAAAGCAAGAGCGTCTACGCAGCCTGTAACCATCTTCTCGTCATCGTAATAGCGCGCCTCTGTTTCGACAAAATTGGGCTTGATTTCATGCACCCATTTATCATAGCTCTCAAAGTAACCAGTCGTATTTGGGAAGATAATTGGAAAAGTTCCATTGATATCTTCATCTATTGCTTTGTGGATATCTTGGCCAATCTCTCGCTTCTTCTCTAAGATCGCTTCTGGTATTCCAGAAAAGTCTTTTAAAGGACGAAGAACATCTGAGACACGCACATACTTCTTACCATCTTTTATCCAGAGCATAGAGAACCCCCATTTCTTTTTCCTTGACAAGATATGCACGCTATTTTACTGTCTATATCCCTTTATAAGCAATTCGAGACCACATATTATGAAATTAAAAGAATATCTATATAAAAAGAGATTAACTCCCAAAAAGTTTGCTATTATGACAGAAATACCGTTGCCTACTATATATAGATTACAAAAAGCAAAAAAAACAGCCAGCATGAAGAATGCACTAATAATAGCAGAATTTACAAATAATGAGGTGCCATTTGAAGAACTCAGAGATTTTAAAAAAGATTGAAGAACTAAAGGCCAAAGGGGACTATTTATCTACCATAGAGGCTGCCGAATATCTCAAAATAAGACTCCCATCACTTTATGCTGCTGTATTTGTGAGACGATTAAAAGGAATTAAAATCGCTCACTATAGCTTCTTTCTACGTAAAAATCTAGACGAGTACAAACTTTCAAAGTTCAATAGAGATAATATTCGATATGAAGGTGAACTTCTCTTTGATCTTGAAAAGGGAAGGTACTCTGTTTTGCAGGTAGCAAAAATTCTAAGTGAAGAGTTAAAACGCCCTGTACCTATTACTCATGTGTATGATTGGCTATGGAAAGGCCAATTAAAAGGAAGGCGTATTGGTTCCAGGTGGGTAATTCTCAAGGAAGACCTAGAGAGCTATACCAGAAACGAGAACAGCACTTTCTCCTTTAAACTAGAAAGATATGCTTAAAAACATGACCTCTTCAGTTAGAGGTTTGTTTCCCCCTATTTGATATAGGTTTAGGCATAGGGGGTTTTAGCCTACTTCTTTTTCTTCTTCTTAGACTTCATTTTCTTGCCGTAATCGCACACCTTATCACGCTTCTTATCTGCCTTTTCTAATGACTTCAATTGCTTTCCAGCTTTCTTAACCGTCTTTTCGGTCTTCTTAATCTGCTTGTCCACTTTAACTCCCTAAATAGTCTGATAATATATCTTATGACATAACGTAATTTTCATATCTCACTAAGCTATAATTACTTGCAATAGAGAAAGAAATTAAAATTTCCAACCTGGCTCACAACAGCATGTGAGGGCATGAAAATTATTTGACAAACTATGTAAAAAATATTTCATCGTCATCAGCTAAATTACTAATACATGAAATAATATTTATGAACTGCTGATATCTATCAGAAAAGAAAATAAGATTGGCTAAGAACTCATCGCTTGTATTGTCATTTTCTGGATCGATATCTATATCATGTGTTCGTTGTATGCGATCAACCAATAAGTACAATGCATAGAAATCATGCTTCAACAGATTAAGATCTAATCCGTAATGTACAATAAATTCTGCAACCTTTTCTAATGTTTCATGCGATATCTGCTTCAAGCTCATCCTTCATTAAACAGCGAACGCCAATGTTGAACATCTTATCCCCCACTTCAACTTCTTCAGCTAATACCATGTACTCCTTAATAGCATTCAGTTCTGTAATAGATAACACTATATCGATGAAGTAATCGGTATCAACTTCTTCTTTGACGATGCGCATTTTTTTTGCCTTGGTTCTACGGTTTCAATAAGGTCTGGATTATTATCTATACCAGGCACTTTTTCTTCCGTAGATACTTTGTTTTGGATCATCGGAATAACGCGAATTAAAACTCGCGGATGATTACTGTAACGTTTTCTTGCCGAAATATCGGTATTGCTATTGTCATCTGTGATTACAATCCCCTTTAAACAATCTTCATAAAACTTGTACAGGTTCGTTGTGTCAGGTCTGATCACTGGTGTAATGATATGTGCAAGCATCTGTTTGCGTTTGATCCAAGATGTATTCTTTGGGATGGGAAAGAAGAACGTCATGTCTATTTGAACACGGCCCGTAATCAACTCCTCACGATATTGCGATCTGATCTGCCATCGTACACTTTCTTTCTCTTTAGCTTTGGGATCATATGCATGAGTGCGACCTAATCGCGGGGCGCTCCAAGGTTCAGGTTTACCATACACTTCGAGTTGAATCATGATACTCTCCCAAGTAGTTTTACATAGTGTGTTTGAGTATTTATGACAAATAGTTTTTCATTTTATTCAAATATTTCCATTGCGTGTAAATATAAAACATACTAAGTAAATGTTTAATATTTCAAAGAACAAACTATAAAGTTATGGGCCCACCAAAAGGTAACCAAAACAATAAAAAGTTTAAGAAAGGCGATACAGATTCACGCCGTGAAGCGTACAAACAATACTGCGCGTGGGTTGCATCTGGTAAATCAAGACAGTCTTTTGTCTTCGAACACCCGACGCTTACCTGTACCTATAAAACCATGGATAGATACATCCGGGAAGAGCCACTTAACTTTCCTGTCGAACACATGGAAACCGCTGAAGCCAAGTCCCTTGCATTCTGGGAAGCACTCGGTTTTAAGATGTTAGTCGGTGAGATTGTAAAGTGCCAACCCGCTATATATCAGATGTTTATGAGAAATAAATTCGGTTGGGATAAGGAACATCGAGAAGGCAATCTATCACGTGATCAGGCGCAACACGAGTTTAACAAATTGCGCAAAGAAAGAAGACCAATACAAAACCAACAAAAAAAGGAGTAGTATGTTCAATAAGAAGAAATTACGTGAACTAGAATCGAAGATTACAGAGGCGCTTAGTAGGCTACACCATGTGGAATATGAGATAAATCTGATAAATGATAGATGTGATACACAGGAGTTAGTCCTTAAGAGAGATGTAGATTTTAAGCGTATGATTAATGGAAATAGCGAATTCCTCCAATCCAACATACGGGACGGATACGAAATAATAGGCTCAACCAAAGAGTACACCATACTTGTTAAAGATAAACCAAAGAAAAGATCATAAGTGCCTATATTTAAAACATTTAGCGATAAGCAGTTACTCTCTTTCCAAGAGTCAAATGCCAAGATAAACATCTGGGAAGGCGCTGTTCGTAGTGGCAAAACGTATGTCTCCATGGCACGCTTTCTGGACGAAATCATTCATGGTCCACCTGGCTCATATGCCATACTATCAAGGACTTATGACACGTTTCGTCGTAATATATTGCAGACATTAACTGAGATGATTCACACAGATGCCAAATGGTATGCAGGTAAGCGCGAGCTCAGCATCTGGGGTAAACAGATCTATGTAATTGGTTGTGATGATGAGAGATCCGAAGCTAAGCTAAGAGGCTCTACATTTTGTGGCGCCTATGTTGATGAAGCCAGCATGATCCCAGAATCAAGCTTTAAGATGCTCATATCAAGATGCGCTATGAAAGGGGCTCGAATCTTTTGCACGACGAACCCAGATTCTCCCTATCACTGGCTAAAAAAGGATTATCTTGAAGACAATATCGACGTCGCTAAGTGGCAATTCACATTAAACGATAATCCAGAACTTACCCAAGAGGAAAAGGATTACCTCTGCCGTCAGTATAAGGGTGTCTGGTACCAGAGATTTATTGAGGGTAGATGGGTACAAGCTGAAGGTGCTATTTATGACTTTTTTGAAATGGATATTCATGCTATCACTCATCCTCCTGGGATTGCTGAGTACTATATTGTGGGGATCGATTATGGTACTACTAATCCGTGTGCTTTTGTACTTATTGGCGTTAATCGCTCCAAGTTCCCAAATATCTGGGTAGAGGATGAGTATTATTATAATTCAAGAGATCAGCAGCGTCAGAAGACGGACTCTGAATATGCTGATGATCTAAAAGAGTTTATTAAGGGCAAGAATGTGAGCGCTATTTACGTAGATCCGAGTGCAAGTTCTTTTAAAGTAGAGTTGCAAAAGCAAGAAGTCCTCAATCTCTTTAATGCAGAGAATGAAGTACTAGATGGGATTCGCTTTGTCTCCTCATTCATTGGTAATGGGACACTCAAGATCTGTCGCAAATGTAGGAATCTGATAGCTGAGATGCAGTCTTACGTGTGGGATAGCAAGTCGCATAAACAGGGTGAAGATAAGCCCTTGAAGGAGAACGACCATGCTTTAGATGCCCTGCGCTATTGCGTTTACTCGCACTTCTTCAACAAATCAACTGCCAAAGTAGACTGGGATAAGGCTTATCGCGAGGTCATGAAACAAGGGCCAGAACTACCGCGGTTTTATAGTGACCCTATGGATCAGGCGTATCGGTTTTAGGTGTTCTTCTAAGCGCAGCGATTACTAGGCATATGGAGTGTAGGGCGACGGGGAGGCTGAAGTCGCTTTCGAAGGGGCGCTTGTTGATCATTTAGCCACTCATCTACAATCTACATAATACGGTATTCTTTTTCTTCTCCTCAGTAATAAATATAAGGGTGCAGAATTCTATCATATCAATCTCTAATTTATGGGATGCACACAGAAATATTATATCCTGATATCGCATGCCATAATTATCAGCTATTTCCATGGCTAATTTTCCAGAAACCTTTCCATTCATATTAGAAAGATTCTCTACTTCTTTCCATAGGTTCTTTCCCGCACGTGCGAGCCTTTTTTTGTGCTGCTCTATTAACTGAACTGATTTAGCTATTATTTCATCATATTTAATCATATAGCCTCCTTCGGCGCCTCGGGCAATGGCATCCAGTGTGTTACCTGCATAATTTTCGCATCTAATGGTCTTAAATGAGGACTCCAGTATCCTTGTGAATAATAAATAGCTGGCCAATACTCTTTTTTTATCGCGTATCCTTTTTCATCCTTATGGAAATTAGAGATAAAATCTCCAAAACATAGCACTAATTGTAGATCTTTTGGCAACTTATCTTGCACACTAATCCATTCCATATCATTCTCCTGGTGGTTGTGGAAGCGCCATCCAGTGGGTAGGCATATCCTCGTCTCTATATAATCTACAGGCCCATACAGACTGCGTAGAACCATGTACAATATAATCTACTTTAATTTCAGGACTAGTGGATTTGATATTGATAGAAAGCACGCGCACCCATTCTTCTGGCAACCTATCCTTCACGCTAATCCAGGTCATTATTTAGGCACCACAGGTAACGGTATCCAATGTGTCCATTCTAGTGTATCTTGAAGCTCTACATGTCCCCGGTCTGTGGGGTGATAGAAATTCCCCCATTTGCTTTCAAATAATTCACAGATGAAAACATGTTTACCTGTAAAGCACAGGATTCGATCGATGTCTGGGAAACATACTTCTCTGTCAATCCATTCCATTAAACCTTTCTCTTCTACATTTGATGCTATCATGTTATACACACTCCTTCAGTAACTCTAATAAATCACTGGCTTCTTGTTTGTACGAAGCCCTTTCAGCAGCACCGTTAGCACTCTCAGCACCCCAAACAGAACTCCAAGCAGCACCCCTAGCACTATTAGCAGCACTATTAGCAGTTCTCCCAGCACTCTCAGCAGCACTATTAGCAGCAATCCAAGCACTATTAGCAGCAATCCAAGCACTCTTAGCAGCACTCTCAGCAGCACCCCTACCAGCAATCCAAGCACTCCTAGCAGCGCTCCTAGCAGCACTCCAAGCAGATTCTATATTACAAAAAGGTTCATTTATTTCTGTTTGATGAAGTTGTTTTGTTAAATCGAGTGCCGCAATAACTTGCTCGATCGCTTCTTTAACCGATGGATTTTTTTCAGCTAGACTTTTTTGAAAAACAATCAAACGATCTAATCTACGGATTGCTAATTTTGGACGTACCATCTCGACATTCACGCCAACCGCAATAGCCTCTAAAAATTTCTCAGGCCATTCCACAGCGTCTTTTTCCGGTAAACTTTCAAAAATAATATCTTCTAATCGCGCCAACCATTCAGGTAAGCCAAGCTCAACGGGATAGAGCGAAGGATCGTAATTCTCCAATGTACAGCCTACCGCACATCCGCGACCTTCTACCCATCCTGTGCCTTGGATAATATTATCGGCTTTACGGTGCGCTATCACACGCGTCAAATACTTTTCTTTTATTGCTGGATCACTATGAAAACTCAGCATAACCCCGTATTTTTACCTCTCTCTTCAATAGCGCATAGTCTACCGTGAAAGTCCTTGGTTTCTTTGAGCATTAAATCTTTAAAGGTATCTATAGATCTTTGACAATGTAGATAATCTGCGCGACTTTGACGCACCGTCCATAAAAATAAACCTAAGTTAGCTGCGACTATTGTTCCTACTTGATACCATTCCATATTAAACTTCCTATATTTTACTTCTTCGGCTCTTTCTGCAAAACCGTCAACACGTTGATAATCTGATTTCGCTTCATCTGGCCCAATTTATCGCCTTGTTCTTTCGTAAGAGTTGTTATTTTATCCGCATGGAATCTACTTCCAAAGGCAACTGAACTACTAAATTCAAGAGTTGATATCGATACATCTAAACGATCTTTTATAGGAATGTTTTGTTTACCTAATTCATCATATACAAATTTACTAACAGCCTCAGCTACTTTCAAAACAACATCGCCGTATTTTTCTGAGAAATCATCATGAATATTTGTCGTTGATGTTGAGGATGTAGTAGTTGAATTAGTGCCTAGAAAAAAATCAAGTATTGTTTTTATATACATTATTTCTTCTCCTCTTTTTCCTTTTCTTCTATATGCCCTGAATATTCTTTCATGATAAGTCGGGAATGTTCAATCATCGCATCTAATTGTTTATCCCATTTTTCTTCTCGTATAAATGTTCTCACAGTGAGCGCTAACATTCTAGCCGCTGTATTCAAAGCAACATGTACCATATTTTCATCGAATGCAATCTCACTAAGAACAAGATGGTGGTGTTTGTGGGCTAATTGCTTGGCATATAATGCATACGCATAATGGGGTGACTCTGGATCTAATGCAATATTTTCAGCTTGTATTTTGTCTATGTCATGTATTTTGCTCATTGATACCTTTAAAATTAATGTGATTTAATTACGGTTGCAATAATGTCTTCCACGCGCACTATAAAGAATTCGGATTTGTCTAATAAGATTGGCAGCGCCGCATGTCTTGCCAAGATTACCTGATTACCGACTGCGAAATGGATATTATCTTTCCCAATTGGACCAATTGCCACAACTTCATAGAATTGTGTTTCTTGATTTGCTGAGTCAGGGATTACGAGAGAACCTACCTTCTGCTCTTTGATGATTTTTTTTAATAGTACTTTGCCTTCTAATGGCTTAATGGTAGTGGTCATGAGGTTTTCTCCGTTTCTACAATAGCACTCCAGAATACAATATGCATTGCGATTTAATCTATTGAATTGTAATCGCGGAATCAAATATCTTGCATCTTATGAAGCAGGAATTATCTGACAAGCTAAAGACCGATTTCCCAGGACTCTATGGCGAGCTTGGCTGTGGATTTGAATGCTTAGATGGCTGGTTCGATATATTGTATAAGCTATCGGGGGCCCTCATTAAAGCAGCAGAAGAGCATCACATCACAATCGGCCTAGATGATGAGAACTCGGGGCTTTATGCAAGACAGGTCAAGGAGAAGTTCGGCACACTATGCTATTACACCTCTTATTCATGGGAAGAGACAGATGATCTTATTCATGAAGCAGAGTCTCAAAGTGCCCATGTTTGTGAGAAGTGCGGAAGAACCGGAACCCTTGTATGTGAGAACCACTGGTATATGGTGCGCTGTCTAAAATGTCTCCAGGAAATTCGGGCAACCCCTCAGAATAACTAATTTCAAAAATTAATTACAACAATATTCTTATGTGAATACTCCCTCAGCTAAAGCAGAAGGCTTCTCCCGATTAAGGGGCCTTCGCTCTTAGTCACACCAAATTATGTGACGAGGGCTACTATGGACTGGGTACCAATGCTATCTATTCCGAGAGCAGTATTTAATAGTGCTTTTAGAGGAACTTGTCTCAGCCTGCACGAAAGTGTGATGAGTTTAACAAGTTAGTGAATTTAAAACAAGGGCCTTACATCCCAGCCCTAAAGAACTGGGTTTTACGGCAAAAATCATAAACTTTATAAAGTCTTTTTTTGAAAAGAATTAGGCAAATCTATAAGGTAGGGTAAATATTCAACTATTTACTTGTCTGGATTATTGATGACACTATTCCCACAACTCTCAGAATCGTACTATGTAGATAATGATCACAACATCTTAAAGTTAATGGATTATACATATGCAAAGAACATAACCATTAACCAAAGCTTTTGGTCAGAAGCCGATACCGATACACGTTTTAAGGCAGGCGATCAGTCCCTAATAAATGACATATATGGCAACGTGCCCGCCTTCCGTAGAAAGCAGCTCACCTTCAATCGTATTCGGCGTGTAACCAATATGATTACAGGGTATCAGCGTCAGCACCGTAAATCTACAATTGTCTCCCCTATCGAATCAAGTGACCAAGAAACAGCCGACCAGTTTACAAAGCTGATGTTTCATGCTAATTCCAATGGCCATGTACTAGAGACTATATCGGACGCCTTTGATGGAGGTATAACAACTGGCATGAATTTATTGTCCATCTGGATGAACTTCCAAAATGACCCAGTTAATGGCGATATCTGCGTTGATAATGTGGCCTATAATGGTTATCTCATAGACCCCTATTTCAAGAAGAAAGACCTCTCAGATTGCAATTCAATTTGGACACGTAAGTACCTAAGCCGAAACCAAGTAAATGCGCTATTACCAGGCCGTAATGACGAGATTGTCAACATGCGTGGCTGGGGTAATCGTGATGGCAAGTTCCAGTTCATGCCGGAGAGCTATAATTATGGCATGCAGGATCTACTAATTTACGATGAATTTTGGTATTTAGATACACGTAAACAGAAGATGTTATCGGATGTTCTAACTGGCGAATGCATGGAATGGCGCGGTAACGACGAGGACCTAAAAGACTACTTGGCTATGTTCTCTCAAGTTGTCGCCTTTGACCAAGAGATACCAACTGTCAAACTTGCAATCGTTGTACAAGGCAAAGTCATGTACCATGGAGAAAACCCCCTGGGCATTGACCGTTATCCATTCGTGCCTGTGTGGGCTTATTATGAACCACACATACCACATTTCCCGTGGCGTGTGCAGGGCGTTGTACGTGGCCTAAGAGATGCGCAATATCTATACAATAGACGCCGTGTAATCGAACTAGATATCCTAGAGTCCCAGATCACATCCGGCTTCATCTATAAAGAGGGAGCTCTTGTCAATCCAAAAGATGCATTTCTACAGGGCCAAGGCCGCGGCTTACCAATCAAAGACAACTATGATCCAAGGGCAGATGTTGTACAAGTACAGGCGCCACAAATCCCACCATCCATGATCCAATTATCTGAACTACTAGGGGCTGAGATTTCCCAGATATCTGGTGTCAATGAAGAGCTATTGGGTAGTGCAATTGATGACAAATCAGGCATTTTGTCCATGCTTAGATCGGGGGCTGGGCTTACCACTTTACAGGTGGTATTTGACAACCTGGATCAGGCGCAGAAGTTACTTGGCGATATCAGTATTGCACTCATACAGCAGCACTGGACACCTGGTAAAGTACAGCGCATCTTAGGTGAAGAGCCAAGTGCACAATTTTATAACCGCGCCTTTGGCAAATATGACGCAGTTGTGGAAGAAGGTCTTAATACAAGTACACAACGCCAGCTTCAATTTGCACAACTATTACAACTTCGTGAGATGGGCGTACCTGTTCCAATTAATGTATTAATAGAGACTTCTACTTTACAAAATAAACAGGAACTTGTCGATGCGATACAAGAACAAGAAGAACAGCAAGCCCAAATGGCGCAAGATCAAGCGGCCGCTGAAATTGAAGTACTTAAGGCAAAGATTGAAGAGAGCAAAGCACGTGCAATGGCTAATGAAGGATTGGGCGTGGAGCGAGCATCCCGTGTACAAGAGAATAGGGCACTTGCTATTGAACGCTTGGCAGAAGCGCAGAAAGATCGTGACATGGGTACACTCGATCGAATTAGGGCGGTTAAAGAGCTTACAGACATCGATCTTAACCAACTAGAACAAGCACTTAATATCTTGCGCATGGTACAAGAATCTCAAAGGCAGGAAGCGACCCCTACTAATAGCGACCAACAAAGGGGCTCATCCGAGCCACAACAGGCAGTAGCATAAAGGTACTATATGGCAATTGTATATTTTGTAAGAACTGGCTCTTATTTACCTAAATCGAAGCAGTATTTCGATTGCCGCTGTAAGGCATTAAATTACATCCAAGAGATCATAGAAAAACATGCAACTGATCTTGATGAAGATCACTTAGATTGTAGCATTGATCTTATCTCAATTGATGAAGAGAAGCTGCCGAATCATCGAAAATATTACATCGAAAGATCGCTACAACCAGCACCATTGAAAAAAGATGATGCAATTAATGATTAAAAAAATTATTTATAGGTTTATATAAATCAATTAAACGTCTATGGAGGCGTGCAACTATGAAGAAATCTACAGGACTTGGTGTTTCTGAACAAGAGAAGAAAGCATGGGGCCAAGGCGAATACGCTAATATGCCACAAGATGTGGTCAAAGAACTATATCCAAAGGTATCAATGGCATCTGACCGTCTAGATGACACAATTACAGGCATTGATAGCTGTATGCGTAATTCAGAAGGCAAGCGCTCTAAATACGTATCAGACCAGCACTAATCCAATGAAGAAATCAAGCGCAAAAGAGAAGAACGCCAATTACGATTTTAAGCAAGTTGATCCAGCTCATCCAATGGGTCATGGTCAATATGCCAACATGCCAGAGAAACCAATGCTACTCAAGTTTAGCGGCAAGCATGGCTATCGTGATGGCATCGTTAACAATTTTACAGTTGATGTCGAGGCCGTGTCTGATATTGATGAAAATATGCGTAGTTAAGGGATCTTTATGGTAATGATTAGGCCACCTGGAAAACCAACTAAAATTGCCAAAGAAGTCATGAAGAAGAAAGGTATCAAAGTACCAAAAGAACAGCGCGTAGAACGCATGAAACCAACGACACCATTTTTACAGCATTAATCTAATGAAAGCAGACAATAACAAGCCAAAGAAACCGAGACCACCTGTGCATGATAAAGCAGAAGACAGCCATCCTCTTATACGCGAAAATAAAGTTGTTTTCCAGAATATGATTCGTAAGGCGACAGAACAATTTAAGGTAAAGAAACCGAAGTAAGTGATATTCGTAAGTTGTTTAATCATAGCACTTTTCATGGCATTTACCATGGTTTGGTTATCTGTTAATAAAGACAAATAGAGGTGATTGTTATATGCCGCTCGTAAAAGGTCCAAAAGCAAAAACACGCCTAGGGTTTGGCGCTAATGTGCGTCGTGAAATGAAGGCTGGAAAACCACAAAAGCAAGCAGTTGCAATAGCTTATAGTGAAGCAAGACGTGGAAAGAAAAAAGCTACTAGCAAGTACTAGTATTAGTATTAATCAAGACGCAGATGACATTGATCTTTGCGATCATTTTCTGTTAATTGAAAAACATGAAGCAGAGCGATTCTGGGATCATGTATATAAAAGCTTCCTTTATGAGGACATTGAATCATGGACGCAAAAGACAAGCGATACGACTACAATCGATTTAACTCCAAAGGCAAGCGCGTAGGTCAAGCCGTTATCGATATCTTATCTAAAGACAATCCAGAACAGACGGTTGAAGAGACCCTAGATGCAGCAGCTCCAGAGTACCTAAAGCAGTTCGAAGAAGCGGTACAAATTGGCGTAGAAAAAGGCTTTAGAGGCGACTTCTATATCTTTGTACTAACCAAGAAAGAGATGTGGGCTTGTAACGTAGTTCGCAATTTCTTTATCACCAGAAAAACAGCGCCTAGTGGCTTAGATATGATGTGCGAATATCCGCACCATACCAAGACCTTATATCGGGTCAATCACGAAGTTGGAACTGTACATGTTCTATGGTCATTACCTGGCTTTGAAGAATGTAAGTCCGTGTTAAAGAATAAAGCTAACCATTCTCCAGAACTAGTCAAATGGATCGAAGACTGTATGGATGGCAAACTAGATAGCCCTGACCAAGATCCAAGTCCTGGGTCTAAAGTTTCTTATTTCCAACCTACTAATCCATTTAGCAATCTCTCTGTGTAAATAATTTATTTAAAATATCTATTTACAACAAATCTCTGTATTTCTATATATAAATTAAATTTGAATTTGATAATCGCAGGCATGCGTCAATTGCCATCAGATTCAATGTTTGCTTGAGGCGTAATGGATCTCGCCAATCCAAAGGAAGCATCTATGACCGAAGAAGAAACAAGTAGCGTAGAAGCGCACGAAGAAAATCCCGTCGCTTCGCAGGCAGTCGCTACAGCCCCTGAATCGTCAGATGTAGCAGAAAAAGAAAGCGCAGCTACTGCCGATACCAAACAACATAAAGATGTTGAACATAATTGGACAGAAGCTAGGCGCAAGATGCAAGAGCTAGATCGTCAGATTAGAGAAAGAGACGATTATATTAGTAAGCTGCATCAGCAACACACACCGAAGCAATCTACTCCAGAAGTAGATGAGCTTGATCGGCTCGGAGATGACGATATCATCACAAAGGCCGTTGCTAAGAAAATAGCAATGAAAATGGCCAAAGAAGCTGCGATAGAAGCCATTCGGGAAAGAGAAGCTGAGACAGTTGAGGATAGGATCAAATCAAAGTATCCAGATTTTGATGACATAGTGACGCAAGAAAACATTGACTTTTTAAAACAAAAAAAGCCAGCACTTGCTTCATCTTTAGCTCATAACCCTGATCCTTATGCTCAGGCAGAAGCACTTTATGATACGTTAAAAATGATGGGGGTAAATGTGGGTTCTCAAGTTGCAAAAACAACATTAGCTGATAAAGAAAGGGCTATAAAGAATTCACAGAAACCGCAATCGGTTAACGCAGTTGCAAAACAGTCTGCTCTTGGTAATGCCCATATGTTTGAAAATGGACTAACTCCAGAATTAAAGAAGCAGTTGTATAAAGAGATGCAAGACGCTGCAAAAAGGTCATAAGTAATTCAGGTGTTTGAGCAAAGTTGAAATGTAAGTCCTGGCACAAAAACTTATAGGTTTTTTGTAATGGGAATTACAACTACAAATATTTTGCCAGCGCCCGTCGCTCAGAGCTTCAGTTACAAGCTCCTGTCGGTCCCTGTGCCTTATATGATACATAAAATCCCAGCAGATCTTAAAGCTATGCCTCGTAATGGTGGCACAGATTTGAGGATGCGCCGTTATAATCCATTGGCAACCGCTCCGGTACCACTTGGAACGGGGGGAATTACTCCACCGGCTCAACAGTTGACCGCGGTAAACATTGATGCGAAGATGGATTTTTACGGTAAAGCAGCGTAGGTGCCGTAATGAGTTTTGGAGTAATTGACCTACATACTGCTCAATGAGCAAGTAACGCTCCAAAACCAAGACCCTAACCATTTAATATGGGGTCTTTAAACCTTAGGTGATTTACTGGAAAGCCTAAATGATATATGATCTTAACGGAACATATAACACAAGGTAACCAGATGGAAGTTGAAAAATTGGCTTATATAGCAGGAATAGTAGACGGTGAAGGTTCGATAATGATAATGAGACAGGCTTCAAAGTCCTTTATGGAACAAAGAGCGAAAAGAGGATGTTTTCATCCACATTATCATCCTTGCATTCGAGTTGGGATGCAAAGAAGAGAACCTTTAGATCTCATTGTAAAAACAACTGGAATTGGTGAGGTATGGGAAGAAAAACCATACTTAAAGCAAAGACCAATGTTCAGATGGATGACAAGATCTAAATCGGATATTACAAGTTTCCTCAAGCTAATTCTCCCTTACCTACTTGTTAAAAATGAACAAGCAGAGTTAGCTCTCAAATTCGTAGAAGAATGGGTGAGCTTTAATGGAGCCAAAATAACTCCGGAAATCCAATCGGAAAGAGAAAGAGCTTGGATGACAATGAGGAAACTCAACGGAGTGGTTTCAATACCAGCAACGACTAAGTCCAAAGGCAAAAGGGGACGCGATTTTTCAGCGCCTTTTGAAGCGATAGTCTGAACTCATAGGAAACTATGAGAGGATTGGTTGAAGTGCCGATCCCGCCACTAAAGTGGTCAGTAAGCATGAGCTGAAAGTAACAGAGTGGTGCTTAATGAAGCTGCACAACGTCTTGGAGTGTCTTTACGTGAGACTGAAGACGAGTTGATGAGAGATATGTTAGCAGGTACTGCGGCATTTATTAACTGCGTAGGCGGTACAAATGGCGATAATCCAACTGAGATCACAAGATCAGATGTTGACTTTGTTGTTAGAACACTACGTGGCAATAACGCTTACAGCTTCTTAACAGGAGTTGAAGGCGAAAATCGCTTCGGTACTGCACCAGTTCGTGATGCCTATTTTGGCCTAGGTCATACAGACCTAATTGGTCAATTAGACACAGTAGCTGGATTTATACAAAAATGGAACTACCCAAATCAGCAATCAACACTTGATTCTGAATGGGGTACAGTTGCCAACGTTAGATTCTTACTGTCTTCAATCGGTAGTAAGACACTGAACGCAAGTTTACTTGGCGCAGATGTACTAAATATATTTGTGACAGGGCGCGAAGCGTATGCAGCAATCGAACAAGATGGCTACAGTGCATCGTTCATCTATCGTCCACCAATTTTTGATGGACCATTAGCACTGAACTGCTCTGTTGGTTACAAGTTTGCTGAAGTTCCTAGAATCACTAATGACACCTGGGTATTCAATCTCAGATGTACATTGGCATAAGGCAGGAGGCAACAACAAATGAGTATTCCATTTAACGCGACTTTAAGCGGTACATTTAGTTCTGACGGCGTTTCAAAATTGATCACTGTCCCATCGGACATTGTCAAATTTGAAGTGTTTAACGAAACGCAATTTGGATCAGCGGCAGCTGCAACGCCAATGATTCAAGCAAGCTGGATTAAAGATCTTCCAGTAGCTGGTGCGTATTTAGGTGCAAAAACAAACGGAGCAGCAACAATAGCAATCACTCAAATGATTACAGCTGACGGATTTACTTTGATAGATCCAACATCTGTAGCACCTGGTGCTGCTGTTGCAACTACTGCAGTTACTGCAGCAAACCCTGCGGTTGCTTCTACAGCTTCTACCACAGGTTTAATTGCAGGTAGTACAGTTGTCCGTATGATTAACGTAGCAGCAATGCAACAGATCTCTGGTATGGATTTTACAGTTGGTACTATTGTGGCAAACACTAGTTTCCAATTGAAATTCCTTGATGCGAGTGGATTTGCGGCGGCTGGTACGACAGGTTTCTATAGAATTTTACCTTCTCTAGGGCCTTATTATCCAAAACGTAGATTCATTACGAAGATTTCCAAAGCAGCATCTGCTGTAATTACAATGTCTGTAGTTCATCAGTTTACTGTAGGCCAACTAGTACGTATTTATGTACCAAGTGCCTTTGGAATGACCCAAATGAATGGTCAACAAGCAACTATTACTGCAATCAGCGTAGCAAACAATACTATCACTGTAGATATCGATAGTACTGCTTTTACAACTTTTGCGTTCCCAACATCAGCTGTTGCTGCAACAGGCGTAACATTCGCCCAAGTAGTACCAATTGGTGAGGCCGCAACAAGTCCGTATCAGAACTTGTTAGATGATGCAACAGTAAACCAATCAGCATATCAAATGTCTATTGGTTCTTCTGTAGTAGGTGGCAATGCCGATGTAATTCGTTGGATTGCTTATCGAGCAGTATCACAGTAATTGATATTAATCGTGGGGAGAGAAATCTCCCCTTTTTTAAAGGTAGGAATCAAAAGTAAATGGCAAAAAGAACATTAAATGTAAAGGGTGCAGTAACACCAACTAGTTCAACTCCAGAAGTTGTACTTCCAACTATTGGCACAAAAAGCAAGAAAGACCTTGGGAAAGAAAAATTAGACCTAATTATGCATGAAGAAATGAAGCTTGTAAAAGGTATCTTCCAGAACTTTGAAACACCTGGCTTAGCTCTTCGTGTACAGGTACGTAAATACCCCGGCTACTTTTATGATAAGACCTTACAAGATGGTCAAGCATATGAAGTACCACTCTACATCGCACGACACCTAAATGGTATCGATGCAACAGCAACTGCAATTAATGGACAACTCGGTACCTGTTCTTATCCAATCCACTCATATCTAATGGATAAAAATGGCGTACCAGTTTTAAGTAAACAAAAGCGTAAGAAACGCTATGGTTTCCAAAGTGCTGAATTCGGCTTGGTGTAATAGACATGAGCGCACTTATACCATTTACGCCAGCATCGAAAGAAATTGCAGCCATCACAGTAGCCAATCCAGGGGTTGTTACCACAACCACAGCCCATGGCTATAATGATGGATTGTATGTGCAATTGTTTCTGCCTGGCGCATTTGGTATGAACCAAGTACGCGGTAAGTCCTACTTGATTACAGTGCTTAGTCCAACTACATTTTCATTAAATGCAAGTACATTAAATTTTGACGCTTTTACTACAAGTTCAATCCAAAAAGCACAAGTTATCCCTTTTGCTAGTGTGGCTAGTACATTGGTAAATGCAGAACAAAACGCATCAACCCCTATTTCTGGTACATAACACATGACAAGTCCACTACCAAATACATTAACAGATATCATAACAAAAGTAAGGCGCATTACTGGCCGTCCTAGCACTAATCAGATATCTGATATCGAGATCCTACGGTACATAAATACGTTCTATATTTATGACATGCCAGAACACTTAAAGATGGAGTCGTTACGTGTTAATTATCAATTTGTCACCGAGACTAATGTCGCTGTATATGACTTTCCTACGGATCTTTATTTAACTGATATGCCGCCTGTATTTATCGCAGGTTATCAGTCCTATATGACTCAATCCCGCGAGAACTTTTTCCGCATTAATCAACAGCTTAATTTTCTACAGCGATCGGTATACACTGGTAACAACACAACAGGTCCTTACACTGGCCAATTTCTAACCAATACTCCAATCTTACAGGGGTTTCAGCCAAATCCACCTGGTGCTTTTTCGGCTACCCCATGTCAAGCAAAATTTATAAACTGGAACGTCGTGGTATCTGGTGTCGATGCAACTGGCGAATCAACCACTCTTGTCGATGATGGCCGTGGTAGTCTCATATCCCCAACTGATCCAGCAACTCCGCCATCGCTGCCAGTTGTACGCGGTACAATCAACTATTTAACAGGCGCCATCAACATCAATAGCACAGGCTTTGTGCAAGCTGTTGACACGGGCAATCCGATCAATGTGCAGTACATACCATATGTCGCATCGAGGCCTCAATCGGTTGTCTTCTTCCAAGATCAGATGATCTTATATCCAGTGCCAGATCAAGCCTATACCGTGTCCTTTGAAGCCTATAAATACCCTGTTGCGCTTAACGCAGATCCAACACAAGGGGAAGTGGCTACCGTACCACAAGTCAAAGAGTGGTGGCAGTTGTTGGCCTATGGCGCAGCGGATAAGATATTTGCTGATAGTGGCGATATGGAAAACTTACAGAAATTTAGACCACTATTAGAAGAGCAAATGAAGCTTGTAATGAGGCGCTCTATTGTACAACAAACAAGCGAAAGAACAGCCACAATTTATACAGAACAATCAGGGCCAAATCAATATGGTTTTGGCAACCTTTTTGGTACCACATAATTTAAGGATATTTATATGAGTTTCAATCCAAATATTCCACAAGCAACAGATAGACCTAGTGCATCACAAGGTCAGCTTCTGATTAATTTCCAGCAATTAAATACCATCTTCAACGATGACCACGTAGCATGGAATGATGCAACGGTTGCCAATCGTGGACTACATCGCAAAGTGACCTTTCCAATTGTATCGGTTGGAGATCCCGTATTAGCTGGCACAGTTGGCCAAATTTATACTAAAACAGTAGCTGGTGTTGCACAGGCATTCTTTGCCAATTCGACATCGGTATTCCAGATCACAGGCGCTACAACAACAGTAGCTGGTGGCATGACAGGCTTCCGTGCTGCATCTGGCTTAATTATCAACTACACATCATCCCTTGTGGCCTTTAGTAATGCAGGTACTGCCTTTGTATTCGCCGTTCCATTTACAGCAGCACCTGCTATTGTTGCACAAACAGAGGGCGCTGGATCGGCTAATATTGGATTATCGGTGGCTGCCGTTACGAATCTTGGCTTTACCGGCTTTTCTAGTAATCCAGCCGCAAACTGCTACTTTATTGCAATTGGGTTTTAACATGTCTGCGTATGTGCCTCATTACATCTCTTCTTACGAAAATGACACAGGATTATTTACCTATTTTGAGCCATTCTTAGCCCCAGAAAAAGCATTCCCCGTTATGGAAGACTGTTATGCATGGCGTGGGCGCATTAGACGTCGCCAAGGATATACATTTCTCGGTAGACTAAGACGCTCTTTAACTACAATTGCAATGGGCAATATAACAGCAGCTGGCGCTGGTACATTCGACTTTAATATATTCACTGGCCTAGGGTTACTAGTGACCGAACCAAATGCCAATATCGAATTGGGCTCTCTTACCCCTATTACAATCGCTATAGGCGCTCCAATCAGCCAATCGCTAACCAATGCCACAGGGACACAGACCATGACAGTTGTGGGCGCAGGGCCCATCACTGCTGCCACAATTAACTACGCGACGGGGGTACTATCAATCACGTTTTCTGGGGCTGCTGGTGTATCAGCCGCTACCTTTACAGGTGCCTATTATCCAGGACTTCCTGTCATGGGATTACCAACACGTCAAATTTTAACGAATACAGATACAGAACTAGATGCTTTTGATACAAAATACGCTTATCAATTTGTCAATGGTACTGGATTATTTCAAGAGTTACCATCAACCGCACCAACTACTTGGCAGGGTGCAGATCATAACCTATTCTGGACAACGAACTATTATTTATTAACGAATAATAATTTATTCTGGACGACAAATTTCAACAAATCAGGAACTCCCGATCCAATTCGTTATTATGATGGGACAACTTGGACAACATTTGCTCCGACAATTAATGGTGGTAATGAGCTTCATCAAGCATTGATATTATTGCCTTATAAGAATAGATTACTTGCATTCAATACATATGAAGGGGCGACATTAGCCGCATCTACTCAATTTCCGCAGCGATTACGATTCTCTCAAAATGGTGATCCAACAGATCAAGTAAATGGATGGCGTGATGATATTGTGGGCCGTGGTGGTTTTATTGATGCTCCAACTAATGAACCAATTGTCAGCACAGAATTTATTAAAGATACATTGGTTGTTAAATTCAGACAGTCTTCTTGGAAGATCTTATATACTGGTAATGAAACATTACCATTTGTTTGGCAAAAGATTAATACTGAACTTGGAGCGCAATCAACTTTTAGTAATGTTCCTTTTGATCGCGGTATCTTTACAGTTGGTACCACTGGTATTACAACAGACGATAGCGTTAACGTAGAAAGAATTGATCAGGTTATTCCTAATCAAGTATTCAAATTTAACTCGGATAATTTTGGAGACCAGAGAGTTTATGGCATTCGAGACTTTGCACAACAACTTGCTTTATGGGCCTATCCAGATGATAGCGGATCAGCACCTGATATAAAATTCCCAAATAAGATTCTTGTATACAATTATGTGAACAATTCATATGCGCTATTTAATGATAGCTTTACTGCATTTGGATATTTTACATTACCTACTGATTATACATGGGCGACTCTTCCCTATGCAACTTGGGATAGCTGGAATGTACCTTGGGGCTCTCCACAACAATCAACTTCTTATCCAAATATTGTTGGTGGTAATCAAGAAGGTTATGTTTCTATATTGAATCAACATCCATACAATGACAGATCATTATATATTTCAGCGATAATTCCAGGCAATCCAGTACAATTAACTGTGATAAATCATAATTTAGATGATATTGATCTCAACTTCGTACAAGTTGAGAATATAATCGGAACAGGTGCTGGCAGTACTAATCCAAATACATTGAATGATGGAATTTTCGGTATCACTCGAATTGATGCGGATACTATAAGCTTACAGCAATATAATACTACGACTGGTCAAATGGATAATGTAAACTTACCTGCTGGAGGTACATATTTCGGTGGTGGTGAACTTATTCCTATAAACAACATAAATTTACACACTAAAGTATTTGCTCCTTATTACGAAATAGCACAGCAATGTAGGCTTCCTTATATTGATTTTCTATTAGAAAATACAGAGGATGGAGAAATCAGTATCGATTTATTCATCAATGAAGATGATAGCACATCTTTATCAGATCCCGATAGCCCTGGAAATGATGGCATTTTAGGAACAAATGTTGTTAATACAAAATCAAATCCACAAATACCATTTCAAGAAGCTCAAGATAAAATTTGGCAACGATTCTTTACATCAGTTGTTTGTCAGAATTTCCAATTAAAGTTCTTTTTGAGTAATCGACAGATGTCAGATACTAATATCAATTCATCTGATTTTGTATTACATGCTATGACCTTATATTTATCAAACAATGCACGAATGACGCAGTAATATGTCAACATTTCTACCAACAAATAGCCGAAACGCTTTTTTACCAACAAGCCAGGTCTTCTCTCAAGATCCTAGTCAGTTATTATTCAATTTGACACAGAACTATATTGACATAGCCAATGCTGTTAATATCCGTGAAATATCTCAATTTGAAACAGTAGAACTATTAAATGGCCAGCAATTCTTTACAACGGGCACAGCGCAAACAAAGCGCTTTGGGTACCGCAAGACCTTTGTCTTGCCAGCAACAGCAGCTGGCGCTACTACAGCTGTTGCCCATGGTATTGTTGGCGCTACGGTATATACCCATATCTATGGCACTTGTATTACTGATGTAGTGGATAATAGGCCAATACCATATGCATCTGCAGCTGCTGCCAATCAGCAGATCGAGATCAATGTAGATGCGGTCAATATCAATGTAATCAATGGGGCAGCGGGGCCTAATATCACAAGTGGGCTGATTATTTTAGAATACCTAAGGTCTTAAACGACTATTGTAAACAAATTTTTTTAATGCTACGATAGAAAGAAACTATAATAGGTGAAATTATGCCATTCCCTTGGCTTGGAGCTGCAGCACTTGGAGCAGGCGCCCTTTCAGGATTTCTTGGGCATAGATCTGAAAAAAAAGAACGTCGAAGACGTGAGAAGCACCCTAATCGCGGCGTGCAAAAGATCAAGGCAAAGTACAAGAAATACGAGACTTTAGATAAGCGTCAGAAGAAGTTGCAACAACGCCTTAGTCAGATGTTGGAAAAACAATATGGGGGTGGCGTTGGCGCGTCTCCGACATATCAAGGCGCTAATCGATTCTTACAGCAATTATATGATCCATCAGGTAGCGCATTCTCTGCATTTGAAGCACCATATAAGCGTCAATTCCAAGAAGAAGTTGTGCCTCAGCTTGCCGAAAGATTTTCAGCTTTAGACGCGCAGAAATCATCTGGATTTAATCAAGCACTAGCACAAGCAGGTGCTGGTCTATCCGAACGCCTGGCCTCCCTTAGATCTGGTCTCCAAATGCAGGGCTTATCTAGCGCATTGCCATTTGCTTTAGCGCCAGGTGAACAAGCACAGGGATTGTTATCAACTGCATTTCATCCAAACTTCCAAAGGCAGGAAAAATACGCAGGTATCGGTCTACCTCCACCACAACAACCAAGTGCTTGGGCCTCTAGTTTTGCGCCAATTACAGGTGGAATATTTAAAGGTATTGGAACTGGATTGGGAGAGAGATTCGCTAAAGGATTTGGAGATGAGGAGTAATATTCTATGGTACATTTCTTCCAACAACAGCCAGATAAATCTTCTTGGTCACATATTGCGGAAGCTTTGGGCACTGGTCTAGGCGGTGGCTTTGAAGAAGGCATGAGTTCGCAAATACAAAAGATGCTTGAACAAAAAAAGCAAGTAACGCAAGGCGAAGCAATTGCCAATTTTCTAGAAACGAGAGATCCAAGAGCTCTATCTAAGTTGCCACCGAACTTACAAGCGGCATTTGCTAACGATCTTATCCAACGGCCACAGAAAGAGGCCCAAAAAGCCGCATATGCACAGGGATTAAATACATTATATGGATCAGGAGTAGATCAATTTGGACAGCCTGGTTTTGGTGGTAATCAACCAATGCAACAAGCCCCACAACAAGTACCCCAAATGCAAGCAGCACCAGGCACTCAGTTTCCTGATCAAGCGCAACAAATGCAGCCACAACAACCTCAGCAATTATCTCCACAGCAAGCGCAACAAGGCCAACAACCTATTAAACCACCAAAGATAACAGCAAAACAGCGTCAAGAACAATTCATGAAAGTTATTCAAGATGCTGCTCCAGAAGATCGAAGAGAATTACTAAAACAATTCAATGAAGAACGTAAATTAGGATTAGAGGCCAATAAGGAATTTAAAGCTGAAGTCCTTAGAGGAAGAGAACAATATACTCAAAAGAAAAACGTTCTTCGTCAAATGGAAAATTTGAATGATAAAGAAGAATTGACTACTCCATTTATGGCTACATTATTGAAAAAATTAGATCTTCCAATTGGATTCCTAAGTAATCCTAGTTCTGAAGAATTCGAAAAGTTAACACAACAATTAATGAGTGATATTCAATCTGTTTATGGTACTCGATTAAATCAATTGGAAGTAGAAAATTATGCTAAATCAATCCCATCTTTATTGAATTCAAAAGAAGGTCGTCAACGTGTAATTAGAGACTTACAAAATCTAAATGAATCTAGAAAGATTACATTCGATACCTACATGGATTTATCGGAAAAAGGAACAAATTTACCAATTAATTTACGTGAAGAAGTTGTTGAACAAGCACAGGAAGAAATAGAACGCAGAGCTGATCAATTTGCCGAACAAATTACGCGCTATAAACCATTACGCATGTTCAAAAATGGTAAG